GGCCCCCGAAGGGGCCCTCTGGCTAGTGCAGTGTATCTTCCACCTATGGTGTGGTTCGTCTGGCTTACCTGCGAGGGTAGCTAGACTGTTCTGTTCCACATTGTTGGTGGTAAGTGTCAGCGGAGTATCCGCTGACGGACCTAAGGAGCTCTGGTTTTATTCCAAAACAGATAGCTTCCGTAAAAGTTAGGAGCCTATCCCCGCAAGGGTGTGTTAAAGGCTCCATCAATTACGGTACCAACGATCTGCAGGACCCCCGTAATAATACGACGGGGTCAGCCTCAGATTCGTTGGTGCTGTCTGCCTGGAATGGTTCCGAGATTACTCGGAGCGAAAGCCATCCTGACTGGAAGAATCACAAAAGTGGTTCTTTCCAGGGCGACCTTGGGGGTGAGTTCTTCAACCAGAAGCAGTACGTGTTGGAAGAAATTCCACAGTACGGTTTCTCGTCGGAGGTCATCCAAGAAGGACGATACAGGACTTACTGTAATTACAGTGGTCCTGTCCTTCCCGAAGCTCCAGGCGTTCATGGCTTCCCTGCGTATTTCAACAGTAGCAATGCTACGTTGGATGCGTGGGGATCTAAAGCCATTGCCGCCTGTAAGCCTACCAATAGTGTCGCCGACACTTCAGTCTTTCTCGGAGAGCTGATGAGGGAAGGGGTCAGAGACCTCTTCCATCCTCGCAACCTGGAAAGGATGCGTGACGTTACCCGCGCGGCCCGAAAGGTCCCCGCGGATACGTATCTGCAATACGAGTTCGGCTGGAAGCCAGTTGCTCGAGATGCGGCCGCAATAGCGGCTGCAGTTCTCGATCGACACGTCTATATGACGCAGTTCGAAAGAGATTCGGGCAAAATGGTGCGTCGTAGGTTTGCTTTCAAACCAGTTGTGAGTGAGCAGACGGATCAGGTTGGAACGGATGTCTCAGTTTATCTGAGGCCTTCGCATGCCGTCCTGTATTCGGATGCTCTGCCAAAGGGCCGGGTCTATAGGACTAGAACGTCCTTAGCATCACGCTGGTTTTCTGGCGGATTTACGTATTACACTCCTAAGGACTACGGTCTAAGGAGTGACATTACGCGATCCGTCCAGATGTGTAAGAAGGTCTTTGGACTTTCTTTCACACCGGACGTGGTGTGGAACCTGGCTCCTTGGAGCTGGGCCGCAGATTGGTTTACAAACATCGGGGATGTTCTTTCGAATATTTCCGATGCAGCCATCTACGGCCTGGTGTTGAAATACGGTTACATGATGGAGCACACAATGCGCTCCGACAGGTACGTATTTGCGGGTCCGAACGGGTTGAGAAACTCGTCGATCCTGCCCCCCCCTGTCACTTTGGTTAGTGAAACCAAGGTGAGAAGGAAGGCAACACCCTTTGGGTTCGGACTTACCTGGAGCGGTTTTAACCCGTTCCAGTTGTCCATCGCTGCTGCTTTGGGTCTTTCCCGGAGTTAGCAACGGATGCACTGTAGTACCAAACGCCAATGGGAGTCTCACAAGGCTCCTAGGAGGGATGCCCATGTCGTTCACCGATCCGCAGACCATCAC